CGCTCCAAACTGGGTGAGCGCGGTGAGGAGATGGATCTTCTGATCGTTCACCCCTCCGTGGCTTACTACCTGTATCAGGTGGGCCTGCTGACCTTCTCTACCTCTGCACTTGCTGCTTCTGGCGCGGTGACCTGGGGTGGCGGTGGCGTCGGCATTGGCGCTCGTGAGGTTGGTGAGTTTGCCGGTATGCGCGTCATTGTTGACACTTCAGTCAACACTGTTGCTCCTGGCACCTCTGGCCACCAGCGCGAGTTCTTCTGCTATCTGATGAAGTCCGGCACCATCCTTGAGGGTGTGCAGCAGGATCTTCGGATTGAAGCTGATCGCAACATCCTCTCCAAGCAGGACGTGCTGTCTGTGGACTACCACTCTGCCTATCACGTCATGGGCACCAAGTGGTCTAACGCCGCTGACAACCCGACCAACGTTGCTTTGGCAACTGCTGGTAACTGGGCTGCTACTTATGACATTGATCTGATCCCTATGGTTCAGCTCACCGTCAACAGCCCGCTGGATACCACCACCATCTGATCTTTCTGGATCAGAGCAAAGGCCCTACCATTAGGTGGGGCCACCTTCTTTTTGCCTTATGGCTGCCACAATCAACGCCACACTGAAGAGTGCGACAGCCAACAGCTACGTGACGCTGGCTGAGGCCAACACGTATTTTGAGACCGTCCCAAGCAGCACACAATGGGACAACAAGACTGTTGATGCAAAGAATCGTGCATTGATCTCAGCTACGCGCTGGATCGACACGTTGAATTTTTACGGTGATCGTTGCGATAACAGCCAGGCACTGAGCTGGCCCCGCAATAATTATCATGTGGATCGTGTAGAGCTTTCCTGCTCTGTCATTCCAGAGGACATTAAATACGCTACTTATGAGCTAGCCAATGCTCTAGCAAATGACACGGACGCGATTACAGGGACTACCGGCGATAAGGGGTTATACGAAGAAGTTGAACTCGGGGATCTCAGGGTTAAGTACAACACTGCTAGTCAGGCTACGGGCTCAGTCAATAACGTTTTTGATGTTTATCCTTGGCTACAGTCTTATCTGGGTGCTTATGCTCTTGGCGGTAGCGGCAGTTATCAAGTCCGTGTTGTGAGAGGTTGAGATGTCACTTGTAGATGATATTTTTAAGGACCTACCGCTCGAAATCCTGACGGATTTTGGTCAAGACATCACGCTGGTCAAAACAGTCACTCCTCGTGCATATAACCCCAGCACTGGTGCAGTCACTGGCGCGGACACGACAGTGGTGACAAAGGGCTTTATCAGCAACATCTCAAGTCGCGAAGCTGAGGGTCTTTATCAAACGACTGATCTCAAGATCACTGTCAGCGGCGACGATCTAGACAATTACTACCCGACTCAGGCTGATCGCATTCGGTACACGCAGGGTGGAACGACTCGCGAAGCCAAGATCTTGAATGTGACGACGTATCGGGGTGAAGACCCACTTCTTCACACCATCATTGCGAGGCCGCAGTAATGGCAAAGCCTCTCAAGGGCCTTCAAAGGTTTCGCAGAGACATGGAATCGCTTGCACTGCTTGGAGCGGTTCGAGCCGCTGAACGCACGGTTCGCGAATTGCAGCAAGACGGGCCAAGCTGGACTGGTAAATTTTCTAATTCTTGGCAAATCACTGGTCCGCAGGGTCAAACAGTTAAAGGTAACGGTGCTCCAGGTGAGCCACGTCCTTTGAAATTTATGGAAGGACCGTTTACAGGTCCTCAAGCAGTGCGAACTCTTTTTCGTACTGGTGTAACAACAAACAAGGTTGTTTTCACTGTTTCTAATTTCAGTCCATGGGCGGGGGAAGCAACTGATTTAATCGAAAGCAGGTTTTATCGACCTACTCCAGAACCTCAAACGCGACTTGGCCTAAGCAAATGGGAGCGGTCTGGGCAGCGTCGTCCGTCTAGACAGCACCCTCGTTATGAAATTTTCGGTGGTGACACTGGTGACGCATCGCGAACCGCGCCAAAAGACTGGTTCACCAAGTATGTAACTGGCGGTAGGCTAGACAAGTCCGTCACAGTCGAGATGGACAACATGCTTCGCAGGCTATGAGATACCAAGAAGTCCGAGCTGCTATTGAAGCCCCGATTCAGACAGCTTTTGGAGCGCTAAGCCCTGCGGTGCCTGTCTTTTTCGACAACATCACTGCTGCACCAGCCAATGCGACAACTGAATACGTCAAGGTTGGAGTTGAGTTTGGTCTGACTACAGAGCAGACGCTGACAACTAATCTTGATCGCATTCGTGGGAGTATTGTTATTCGTGTTTACACCGAAAAAGGTCAAGGCCCTGCTCGAAATCAAACGCTAATTAACACTGCGGTTACTACATTAACAAGCCTGAGCGCCTCAACCCGGCAAGCGACAGGTATTTATCTACGCCCTGGTGTAATCAACGGGCCTACGCTTTCAACAACTGAAACGTCTCCACATTTGGTGGGACGAATTGATACAGGCTTTATGGCAGAGGACGCTGGTCCGTAATCGCTAAAGCGTTTGCATTAGATGTTTTGTGGTCTACGCGCTAAGCTATTTATGTCCGGGTTCCGCCCGTAAAGTCCACCATTCTCCGTTTTACGAATGGCTACCGTCCTTTCGGGCACCTCTGGAGCCCTCTATTACAAGCCTGCTGGCACCTCCGGCACTTTCACGGCTGCTGACGTTACCAACGCCAGCAACAACATCAAGGTTGGAACCTACCTGAATTTCAAGGTAAACGACAAGGTTTCTTTCGGCACTGGTGGCGGCACTCTGCCTGCTGGTCTCAGTGCAGCTACTGATGTTTTCATCAAGACTTACGCCGCCGCTACCGGAATCGCCACTTTTTCTGCAACGGCAGGCGGTACTGAGCTTGCTCTGACCAATGACGGTACTGACGGCACCAGTGCTTTCACGATTGATTTTGCCGAGTTCCAGTCGGTCGGAAACGTAAGGTCTTGGTCGTTTGAGGTCACTCGCGAAGAGATCGACGTTACCAGCATTGGTCAGTCGCTTGCTCAAACGTCTCCGTTTCGTACCTTCATCGCTGGTTTTGCTGATGGTTCCGGTTCTGCTGAGGTGTACTTCACGGATGACGACACCACGATTGCCAGCCGTCTGATCGAAGACGTTATTCAACGTGAACAAGCTGGTGCAACGTTCAAGCTGTATATGGATCAGGTGCTTTCTTCCGGCACCGTCGATGACACGAAGAGTCGTTCCATCGAGCTGAAAGCAGTGCTGACTTCTGCCAGCTATTCGGTTAACCCTGATGACGCTCAAACTGTGTCAGTCAGTTTCCGTCCGCTCCAAGCGCCTACGTTCGACCTGACCAAGAGCTGATTAGTAAACAGCGACCAAGGCTCCCGGCATTTGTCGGGGGCTTTTTTAATGCTAATGTAGTAGCACAATCAACCGGATATTCATGGCACTTCGCGCCATTGATCGCCTCAAGAAAGCAGCAAATCTGGAGCCGATCAAAAAGACAGTTGAGTTGTCAGACGGCACTGAGTTTGAGATGTGGGTTGCGCCGTTGACGATGGCTGAGCGTGAGCGTGCTCAAAAGCGTGCTGGATCGGATGATGCCAATGCGTTTGCGCTCCAACTGCTAATTGCAAAAGCTCAGGACGAGATGGGCAACGCTTTATTTATTGCTGGTGAGGTTGACGTTCTGAAGAACGAAGTGAAGGACAAAGATCTTCAGTCTTTAATGTTGGCAGTGTTGAGCGACGACGAAAGCGAGGGCATTGACCCAAAATCCTGAGCGCTGAGCTTCGGAAAGACAACTGGCTGATGCTGCAGTTTGGCGTTGCCAAGGAGTTAGGCATGAGCCTGTCGGAGCTTAGAGCGACAATGACGCCAGAGGAGATTCTTGGCTGGAGCGCATATTTTCAAATTTTGAACGAAGACCAAGAGGAGCAGATGCGTAAAGCGCGTAGGCGGCGGTAGACTGCACTTAGTTTTCGCGGTCGATCGTGGCTTATCAGAGCGAGATCGAGCTTCGCGTAAAGGTTATAGATGCAGAGTTAAAGGACTTAGAAAAGCGAATTGAAAGAGTTCAAAACCCATTTGGGGCTTCTGGTGCGCGAAAAGGAGCAGCCGATCGTCAAGCACGTGAGAATCTTCGTATCGAGAAAGAAAGGCTTGATTTTGTAAAAAGGGCTGTAGAGGATGAAGAGCGCTTGCGGATAGCCAAGGCCCGAAATACCAAGCGAATCAAGCAGCGACTTCTAGCGCAAGAGCAAGCTGATCGACTCAAGGGTATCAGGGCTCTCGCGAAAGCTGAGCAGAAAATAGCCAGAGAAAACGCAAGATTTAGAGAAAACCTTGCTCTTGGAGCAGGTTTTCCGCTGCTGTTTGGTGGTGGAGTAGGAGCTGTAGGCGGTGGCATTGCAGGTGCGGTAGCTGGATCCAAGTTGGGTGATGGCAGCGGATTCGGTCTGCAAATTCTGTTCAGCGCTCTTGGTCAACAGGTTGATGCCTTCTTTGCTGGAGTTTCAGAAGCTGCCACTACTGTTGCAAGTTCTCTTGGTGGAACGACTGAAACCTTAGATGCTTTAGGAGAAGCGGGCATCAAAGTCGAGCAATCTCTTATTGATCAAGTTCAGTCGTTAGAGGACGCAGGACGTGCTGTTGCGGCTTACGACGCAGTTCAAAAAGAGCTAACAGCTACATACGGCGAGCGCGGTCTTCAAGCCCTGCAAACTCTTAAGTCCGCTAATGAAAGTGCAGCTGAATCAACTTCAGAGCTAAACGCTGTTTTGCAGGCAGAATTAGCACCAACTTTTACGCTGATCTCCGATGTCAGCAGTGGGGCGGCGGTCGCTCTTGCAAAATTAGTTCCTGTTTTAAATGCACTGCTAAACCCCTTCCAAGGCACGCCTGACCCTGAAAGGGCGCGACAAGTGGCTAGGCAGGGAAGGATAGATGCGGGCGTTAGACAACGAGCAGGTCAGATCGAAACAGGTCAAATAGTTGGTCAACTTTCGGGCGATGTCAGTTCTTTGCAGCGTCAAACACAAATTGCCAGGCTGAACAATGATCTGACGAATGATCGCGTTGTTCTTTTAAAAGAAATAGAAATAATTACAAAAGCTACGAGCCAGATAGACGCTCTTGACCGTGAAATTTATGAAGACAAAAACAACGAAGCTCTTAAAGAAGTCAATCTTGCGAAAATCAAAAAAATTGAAGCTCAGCAAGCTCTTGATCTTGCCAGGCTCGAAGTTGATGCAAGAAATGCGGTTACTAGGGCAGCTGAAAAAACAACACGAGAGCAGGAAAGGGCAACAGCAGCGCAAGAACGCGCAGCAAGGGTTGCTGAACGTGCAGCCGAAAAGGCCGAACGTGCTCGAATGAAAGAACTGCAAGATCGCATTGATATTGCAGCTCGGGAACGTCAAAAAGAGCTTGATCTTGAGGCCGGTTTTCAAAAACGAATTACAGCCATCGGCAACGAAACCGCATTGCTTCGGGGTCAGATTGCCGGCAATGAAGAGCTGGTGCGTAAGCAAATTGAAATCAATGATCTTGTCGCGCAGTTTGGCCCCGAGAAAAGACAGCAAATTGAGCTGCTTGTGAACGAAAAGTTTGAGCTTGCAGAGCAAAACCGGCTTTTGCAGGAACAAAAGCAAATTTTTGGTCAAATCGGGCAAACAATCGAGACTGGAGTTGTGGATTTGATTGAAGCTGCTGTTGATCGAACAAAGAGCTTGGGAGAAGTTGCGTCCGGTATTCTTCGTAATCTTGCAAGGCAATTTTTAAGCCTTGGGGTCAATCAACTGTTTGGAGCGTTTAACCTCGGCGGCGGAGGAATGCCAACCAGTCTTAAGACTTCTGGCATGAAGTTTTTTGCCAATGGTGGCCGTCCACCTGTTGGTCGTCCTTCTGTTGTTGGCGAGCGCGGTCCTGAGCTATTTGTCCCAAGGGCCTCCGGAACGATTGTTCCGAATCATGCCTTGGGCGGCAGCGCTAGTGTGACTGTGAACGTTGATGCTTCTGGATCGTCAGTTGAAGGCGATGCTGATCAGGCTGGACGACTCGGCAAGGCCATTGGCATTGCAGTACAACAAGAGCTGATCAAGCAAAAACGTCCTGGAGGCTTACTTGGCGTCTAATGGCTAATTTTCCAGATTTTGATCCCGCACCAGGGATGACCAAATCAAGCGCACCAGCCGTAAGAAAGGTGCAGTTCGGAGACGGTTACGAGGCTCGTATAACGGTGGGCCTTAACCAGAATCCCAAGATCTACAACTTGGAATTCAACGTTTCAGAGTCTGAGTCGGACACGATTGAAGCGTTTTTGGACGCTCGTGCCGCTGATAATGCCAACTTCACGTAAACGCCACCCGGAGAGACAAGCGCATCGAAGTTCGTCTGTGAGGAGTGGAGTAAGTCGATTCCTTTCCAAGACCGTGCCACGATCCAAGCAACGTTCCGTCAAGTTTTTGAACCGTAATGGCAGTAGCAGCATGGGCAGCTAGCACCGCATTTGCTGTCGGTGACATCCGTAGAGCAACCACTGTTCAAGCAACTGGTCTGTGGTTTCGGTGTACGACTGCTGGTACGTCAGGCAGTTCTGAGCCGAACTGGCCGACTGACAGCGGCAATACAACGAACGACAACACTGTTGTTTGGACGGCGTTCAGCAGCGTTTACGAAGAGCTGAGTGTTTTAGCGCCTAGCGCCATCATCGAGATGTTCGAGATGCGGTTAGACAGCAACCTTCACGGCGCTGATGACGTATATCGCTGGCACGCAGGGGTGAACGATCAAGTCACCGGCAACATCGTTTGGAACGGTGAGATTTACTTCCGTATTCCTGTTGTGGCTGATGGATTTGAGTACAAGAACACTGGAACGTTGCCACGCCCCACATTGACGGTTGCCAATACCAACAGCACGGTTACTGCGCTTTTGTTGGTTGTTAATGCGTTTACGGTTGGCAATGACTTGGCAGGAGCTGAGGTTCGTCGGATTCGGACGTTAAAGAAATTTCTTGATGCAGCAAATTTTGCGTCAGGCAACAGTGATGCTGATCCTTATGCTTCATTTCCTGAAGAGCGGTACTTCGTTGATCGAAAAGCATCAGAGGATCGCAACCAAGTAACTTTTGAGCTGGCCAGCAAGTTTGACTTGGCTGGGCAGAAGATGCCAAAACGGCAGTGCATCGCCAATGTTTGCCAGTGGGAATACCGAAGCAGCGAGTGCAGCTACACCGGCAGCAGTTACTTCGACATTAACGACAACCCTGCGGCAAGCCTTGCTCAAGATCGCTGCGGTAAGCGGCTTAGCTCTTGTGCGGCTCGCTTTGGGCAGAACGCTGAGTTGCCATTTGGTTCGTTTCCAAGCGTTGGTCTGACCCAATGACGCTGCCACCGACGATTAAGGAGCAGATCCTTCAGCACGCACAAGCTGAGCACCCTAAGGAGTGTTGCGGCGTGGTCTGTGTCATTAAGGGGCGTCGGCGTTATTTCCCTTGTCGCAACCTGGCTGCAACACCAGACGAGCATTTTGTGATGGACCCGTTGGACTATGCCAATGCTGAGGACCAGGGCGAAGTGGTGGCTGTCATTCACTCACATCCAACGATGAACCCCAAGCCATCAGAGGCTGATTTGGTTGCTTGTGAGAAGACAGGCGTCCCATGGCACATCGTCAATCCAGTGACAGAGGAGTGGGGTTACTGCGAACCGTCTGGCTATCAGCTGCCGTATGTGGGCAGGGTGTTTGTTCATGGCGTCGTTGATTGCTACAGCTTGTGCCGTGATTGGTACGCAAGAGAATGGGACTTGCAGCTCAAGGACTATGACCGTCGAGACCAGTGGTGGGATCACGGCTACAACCTGTATCTGGATAATTTTGCAAAAGAGGGGTTTCGGGAGATTCCGCTTGCGGAGCTGGAGCGAGGGGATGCACTGCTCATGCAGCTGGTGTCTCCTGTGCCAAACCATGCTGCGATTTATTTGGGAGACCAGCTTGTTCTGCATCATGTGCAGGGGCGGCTGTCTAGCAGGGACGTTTACGGCGGGTATTATTTAAAGAACACTGCTTGCGCCTTGAGGCATGAAAGTCGTTAAGGTCTACGGCGCTCTTCGCAAGCTGCTTGGTCAGTGTCGGTTCGAGCTTGATGTGCTGACGCCTGCTCAAGCGATCAAGGCTTTATGCGTAAATTTTCCTTCATTAGAGCAATGGTTAATAGATAGCGAGAAGGATGGCGTTGCTTATCGAGTAACAGTAGGTAAACAAAAGGCAACAGAAGAAGATGTCAGTCCTTTGTTGTTGCCATTTGGTGAGCGTGAGGTGTTCAGTGTCACACCTGTGATTGCTGGTGCAGGTCGCGGTGTTGGCACCGTCTTGCTTGGGGTTGCGCTGATTGGCGTTGCGATTTTGGCTCCAGTTGCTGGTTTTGCTGGAGCAGGATTTGCGGCAACAGGTGCTGGTGTTGGCACGTTTGCTGGAGGTCTTGCGGCAGCTGCCGGAAACATCGGTATTGCTCTTGTGTTAGGGGGTGTCGCGCAGATGCTTTCGCCAACGCCAAAGCCACCGTCTTTTGAAGAAGCGCAAAAACTTGATTCGTTTACTTTTAGCGGGATCGTCAACGTAGGTCGCCAAGGCACGCCAGTTCCGATTGTGTTGGGACGGGCCTACGCTGGCAGCGTGGTGGTTTCAGCTGGTCTGGATACGGTCTGATGGTTGCAATTCGCGGTGCTGGTGGTGGTGGTTGCTTTACTGGCGACACCTTGGTGTCCGTTCCAGGGGGCACCAAGCGAATTGAAGAGCTTCAAATCGGAGACATCGTTTGCAGCTTTGATGACAAGGGCAAGCTTCATGAAGGCAAGGTTTTAAAGGTTCACGAGCACGAAAACGAGCGCGTTGTTAAGTACACCCTTTGGGGCGGGCAGCTTCTAAATGCTACGCCTAATCATTGGGTACTCAATCAATACAATGCGTTTGTAGAGATTGACACGCTTGGGCCTGACGACTGTTTGGTTGATGAATTTAATCATCTTCTTCCCATTGTTAGCCGAGAAGAAGCTGGACTGCATACCGTTTACAACTTAACGGTCGAAGGTCATCACACTTTTATCGCTAACACGATTCGTGTTCACAATGCCGGTTTAGGACTAAAAATTGTCGGTTCAGGCGGTGGTGGAGGAAAAGGCGGTGGGGGTAGCTCCCGCACTCCAAAAGAAGATCCTGATTCGCTCCAATCGGCCCAATTTGCCACAGTGCTTGATGTAATTAGCGAGGGTGAAATTGATGGGATAGAGGGTGGCTTTAAAGGTATCTTTCTGGACGATACTCCTATTCAAGACGCTGCAGGCAATAATAATTTTCAGGGATATGCGGTTGTTACTCGAAATGGTACGCAATCACAGTCGTACATTCCAAACCTTGTAGGCAGCGAATCCGAAACAAGTGTTGGTGTTGAAATTTTAAATGGAAGCCCTGTAACTCGCACTATAAGTAACAGCAACATAGATCGAGCTAGAGTCACTGTTTCAGTTCCAGCGCTGCAAAACGTTGAAAAGGATGGTGACATTCGTGGCACGTCAGTTAGCATCTCAATTCAAGTGCAGTACAACGGTGGCGGTTATGCCACAGCTGTAACTAACACAATTAGTGGCAAAACAAGTGATAACTACCAGCGTGACTACATGATTGCGCTAACAGGAGCGTTTCCTGTTGATATTCGTGTTGTCAGAAACACTGCAAACTCTACCAGTTCAAGACTGTCTAATCGAACTATTTGGAGCAGTTTTACTGAAATTATTGACGAAAAACTGCGTTATCCAAATACTGCACTTAGCTTTCTCAAGTTTGATGCGCGTCAGTTCAGGAGCATCCCAAGTCGCAGATATTTAGTTCGTGGGATCAAGGTCAGGTTGCCTCACAACGCAACCGTAGACACGACAACACACATTGGACGAATCACATATAGCGGGCTGTTCAATGGAACGCTAGGCGCTGCTACATGGACTAACGATCCTGCGTGGTTGCTATTTGATCTGCTTACAAACGATAGGTATGGAGCTGGTATTCCCGAGTCCAGTCTTGACGTTTTTGATTTTTATACCATTAGCCAGTATTGCAACACTCTTGTTTCTGACGGCAAAGGAGGCCAAGAGCCTAGATTCTCTTGCAACATGGTGCTCAATACGCGCAAAGAGATTTATCAGGTCATTCAAGAGCTAACAAGTCTGTTTCGTGGAATCTCTTATTACGGTGCAGGCAGTCTTGTCCTCAACCAAGATAAGCCTGGTGATTCGCAGTATCAGATTGGTCCTGCAAACGTTGTTAATGGTGATTTCGCCTATTCAGGAACATCGTTAAAGACTCGGCACACTTGTGCCACTGTTGCCTATCAAAGTTATGAACGCTTGGGAGAAGTTCAGTACGAGTATGTTGAAATTGCTGATCAAGTTTCAAAATACGGAGTCGTCAATAAAGACATCCGTGCCATTGGTTGCTACTCACAAGGT